CCTCACGCTGGCTGGCGATGCTCTGCGGTGGCGATCCCCAGAAGAACTCGCCAGTCGAAACTATGTAGGCGTCAATGCGGCCCTCGTTGTTGCCGTATTCCGTTTTCAGGCAAAGTTCCTCGCCGCTCCAGAACAGGCCAATCGGGCATTCCCGCAGCGCCTCTTCCAGCTTATCTACCCTTGATAGTAACGCTTCGATGGTATCGGCTGCGCGTATTGGTGCGTCGGTTGTTCCATAGCGCGGTTGTCCATCGTACTCGAATATGCACGACCATTGCGTTGGGCTTCGCAGCGCCTCGATCAGCTCGCGTTCGGGTGTGTCGGTCATCGGAGAGCGCCCTCGGTGCGTGACGCTTCCGCGATCGCCTCATCCATGAGGTCGAACCGCGGCGGATTGTTAGACGGTGATCGTATCCACGCTTGGATAGCGGTCAACGCAGAGAACATTTTCCCTGAAAGCGCGCGAAGGCGGGAAAACTCTTTTGACCAATATCGCTCGTCATTGCGGTGCAGCGCCAAGGCCGCACGATACTTGTCTTCGGAATAACCGCCGACCGACACATAGGCTATGATTGTCGCCCACTCTACCGCGTTGAACGAGAAGAGATATTTGCCGCCCTGATGGAACTCGACAAAATCGCCAAACGAACGGCTGGCGTAGATGCCGTCGTGCGCGTGAAATTTGTCGCTATCAGTCTCACTCATTCCCCCTTCTCCTTTGCTAGTGCCCTGAGTGCGGCGGCGGCATCGTAAGCCCAAGCAGACGCGGCGTAGAGCATCTCGATTTGCCTTGGCGAAAGATGCTCGGCGTTGCTATCTGCAACAGACCGTGGCCACACTTGTGCCACTGCTGCGCGGGACGCCAGTTCCAGCAGTGCGGATTTATTGGTCATTTAACGAACCTTTTATCTTGGCTAGTTCTTCACGAAACGCATTTGTGACCAGCCTCACCACAACATCGATGGGATCGGGCCCGTCTAGCTTCTGGCGATCAAGATAGTCCTGTACCCAGTCCTCGATTGGGCGCCCGGTGATTACTTGTGGCATTTCACCTACCTCCCTTGTTGGGGACGGGTGGGGGAAAAGAACGCGCGGTGGCCCGGCCGCTTTGGAGCGATCCACTGCGTCATTCGCACCCGCGAGGTCCGCGGCGGGTCGATGTAGGTGCGGTGGCCGATCATGCCACTGCCTTTCCCAACTGCTGAATCCAGTACTGGCCGAGCAGAGCCGCTTCGGCTCTCCCGTCGTGCTTCTTCAGGTAAAAGAACTTGTTTCCCCACAGCTTCACGGCCGCGTCGATCGAGGCGCTCTTGTCGAGCCCGCGTAGGCCCATCGCGACCTTCCACGTTGCTGGCGGAACCAGAACCGGATTGAAACCGAGACCGATGCAGACGCCCTTCAGTTGCCCGAAGCCGTCGCCGAAATTGAACGCGGCCGGGCCTGACTGGCCGGGAGCGCCGTTCACTTTCTCGATCACCACGCGGACCTGGTGACGGAAGTCGATCGCGTCGAGAAGCCGGTCGGCGAACGGGCGCGTCAGGCTTCCGTTCTCGGGGTCGATCATGTCGGTGAGCATGTTGTCGGCGAACACCGCAACCGCTCCGGTCTTGCCGGGGTCTATGCTGAAAAGGACGTTCATCAGTGTTCCCTTGGGTGCGAATCACTTCAATCGACACTGTGCTTTTGAAGTGATTCGCACAAGCACAAATTAACGCGCGGTATCATGTACCCGCACCCTTCTCTTCCAGCGCCCGAAAAAGCGCTTCCCGCTCACGCTCGGACATACGAAAATCCGGCTCGTTAAGGCGCTCGCCGAACGCAAATCGCAGCCAATTTATGAAGCTCTGAGCATCCCGCTTGCGCCGGAACCAGGACATCGCTCCGGGTGCGCTGCTGGCGATCTCGCCTTTGTAGAGCACCCGCCATTTGCCGTAGGTGTCGCGTTCGATCGTGAGAGGATCACTCACGGCAGTTTGCTTCGAACGTAGTCGATTGCCCTGGTTTCACAGGCCCGGCGTTGAAGCGGAGTGCGGGGGCGGTGCCGGAGCAGAAACTCCCACGGGGCGGAATGATCGCCATCAACGACCACGCGGACGGCGGGTTGCCCGGCCGGGAGGGTGAAAGTCTCAGCGTACAGTCGGATCATTGTCCCGCCTCCGATTGAGTCTCAATCCTGAAATGGCGTGGGTCGATACGGAGCCGGTCGACTTCCGCCTGAGCGGCGAGCCAGCGGTCGACCGTCTTATTGTCGACAGCTTCTAGGAGCTCGGCTTTGCGGCCTCTCCGAATGAATAGACGAACCTGGCGCCGCTGTTCCTTTTCGCCAGATCGGCCTTGCGCTGTTCAGTGCTTTGCAGCTTCTTTGGAGTCCATCCGCCGATCAGGTGGAGCACCTGTCCCTGGGCGCACATGCAACCGATATTGGTTGGGTCTGCCTCGTAAGCCTCGAAGTCGATCAGCGAGCCCTTGTATGGCTTGCCCTCGTTCGAGTCCCATCGGGCGATAATTTTGGAAAGTGTCGTCATTCTCGCTTTCTCCTCTTGCTGAAGCGGCTAGGCCGGCGAGCCTCCAGGTCGCCGGCCAGGTCGCGTCAGTCGAAATCTTCAGGGAATTGGGGGCACCAATCCGGGTCCGGGTGCAGGCAGTCCGAAACACTCGGAAACCGCTCCAGCGGCCATGAGCGGACGACTTTGCGATCCTTGCGGTAGCTGGTGGCGATCAGCTCCCCGCAAGCAATGGCGCAGCTCTGGAAGTCTCCGTCATTGGTCGCGCAGAGAACATGGTCGCGAAGGGTTCCGGGCCCGCTCATGCGAGCGTCTTCATGGGTCACGTTGTAGCTCAGCTCCTTGAAGCATTCGGTTCCGACAGGCCACCAGATCGGGCCGACAACGAAACCGCGAATTTCCAGGGTCGTCATTTGGAAAGCTCCTTTGGCTTGGGCCGGATCACCGGCCGGGAAAGGGGAAGCGGGCGGGCCATCAGCCGAGCCACCCGATGAAGCCGGGATGGCGCTCAAGCTTCGCTTTCGCGGCTTCCAGGGTCCGAAAGGCCATCGGGCGGAAACCCGGCGCATGCATGGTAAAGCGCGTGGCGTTTTGGCGAGTGATGCCCGTCGGATAGGGGTTGGCCCTCCCCGCCAGGTCATTCACTTCCGCGTAGATTGTCTGTCGCATCGGTCTCTCCTCTACCTAGCGCGATAAACGTTACCGCGCGAATCACTTTGCCCTTAATGCGCCCAAAATCGCTAATCAGTCAACCCGCCTACTGTAAAACAACGCTTTTCCGCCATTTTTTCGGCGCTATCGGGTAAAACGCCTTTACGCCCGCGCGGGTGTACGCGATGTGGCCCTAGGCCACCGCGTACCCGCGCTCGTAGGTGTGGGCACATTGGGCGCGTGTGGGGGCGTGTGAGCGCGCATAATGCGACGCGGGGGCGCGCTCCTCCCCAAGAGGGAGGAGGGGTCGAGGAGGAGAGGCGGTAGGGGCTTCCCGGCTGCGGGGTGCGAGCGGCCCGTACCCCAAGCGCTGTACGTCCTGAGCGCCGTGCGTCCTGAGCGGCCCGAGCGCCGCTTCGCTGCGTCGGCTATGAGGGTGAGAGGCGCTCCCGGCCCATACACCCCAGAGCCTGAAAGGTTGTTATACCTATCAGGAGCCCCGATTGGCCCATAAGGTATAACAGAGACGCGCGCGCGTACGCGCGAGTCAATATCCCCGCGCGAGGCGGGCGAGCCTCCCAACCTTGGGGCCTGGGGGCCTGGGGGCTGCCGATCGAAATTTAAGCCACCTAGCCTAAAAGTGCGCCAATTTTGAAATTTTCGTTATGCGCCAACCACTTAGCTTCATAGACTAACCGCCTATTGACAACCGGCATTACCGCGTGAGACACATTGCCCTACCGCCTTGCCGCGGTGTAGTCGGACGGCTGCGGAGCAAGCGACACGGTTCCGCAGCCGTTGAACCTGGGAGGGGTGGATTGACCAAGGACGAATTCCTTGCCGAAACGGCCTCTGTCGTTCGCCACCTGCTGACCGCCGGAGCCGGGGCGGTCGCCGCCAACGGCCTCGGAACGACCCCGGTGGTCGCTATAGGAACTGCCGCCGCCGTGTTCGTCGGGACGCTGGCCTGGTCGTTCATCGAGAAGTCGTCCCTGCTGTCCCAGATTTGCGCCGCCGCCCCGGCTTCCGAGCTTGAGACGCTGGCCTCCGACCTCGTGGCTTTTCGCCAGAAAGGCTCGAACCCCCTGTTGATCGCGCACCTGGCGCAGACGGTTCTCGCGCTTGCCAATGCCGAGCTTGTGAGCGCCCACCCCGAGCTTGCGCCCCAACCCGCTCCGGTTCCTGCCCCGTCCTCTCCTCCGGCGCAGGAGCCGGAACCCACCCCGCTGGTCGCCAACGTGGCGGCGCAGATGGCCTCTGTGGGACTTTCCGAACAACCCCAAGGAGTTACGCAATGAGAGCTTTGATCCTGTGCGCCGGGGCGGCCTTGTGCCTCTCCGGGTGCGCCACCCTCACCGGCTCGCCGTCCGTGGCGGCGCAGCGCGGCGTGTACAATGCCGAGAGCGATTTCGCCGCGGCGCTGCCCGTGGCGGTGGCCTACGAGAACCTTCCGGCTTGCTCGTCTACGCAGGCGTTCCCATGCGCCAGCCCTTCGTCGGTGGCGAAAATAACCGCCGCCGCGCGCGCAGCGCGGGCGAGCTTGAGCACCGCACAGGCTGCGGTTCGCGCCGGAAGCAACAGCGAGGCCCTTACCGCCGCGGCGTTGCAGGCCGAGAGCGATGTCTCGGCTTTCGTCACTCTCGTAGGAGCGTTCGCGAAATGAACCCCGAGGTCTTCGCTTTCATCGAAAAGCTTCTGACGCTGATCCCGACCGCCGTTCAGGTTGGCGGCGATGTCGTCGCGATCATCAACAACGGTCTCTCCAGCCTCCACGCCATGCAGGCCGACAACCGCGGCCCGACCGACGCCGAGTGGTCGAACCTCAACGCGACCATCGACGGCTACATGGCCCAACTGAAGGACGGACAATGAGCTTCACCACTCTTGCGATCGTCAATTCGGTCCTCACCTCGATCGAGGTGGGGGCACGAGAAGGCCGGAAGGTCGACGCCGGTGTGCTCGGCTCGTTCAACGCCGGTATTTCGCACCTGCTGCTGAGCGGCCGGGAGCCGTCGCAGGCCGAGGTGAAGGCGCTTCAGGATTTGGCCGCGGCGGTGGTCGAGCAGCCTTCTGAGGGGGAAGCCTCGGAACCGGCAGGCGAGGAGGCTGCAACCTCCGCGCCTGCCGAACCCGAGCAGCTCACCGAGGTTCACTCCGATCCTCTCCCCGAAGCAGAACCTGCTGACGGTGCGTGATGGCTGAAGTCATGCGCCATCGCTCCTCGCACATCGACGAGACGGTGTACGACCACGATACGCATGAGCTTCAAATCACGTTCACTGACGGGCGCACGTACCGTTACGAAGACGTTCCCCGAGGCACCTACACGGAACTGGTGACTTCGGCCTCCGTCGGCCGCGCTTTCAATGCGCTGATCCGGGACCGCTTCGACGGAGAGGAAACCTGATGCCGGCAAAAAGCGAGAAGCAGCGCCGGTACGCGGCGATGAGCGCCGACCCCAAGGGCCGGGCGAAGCTCAAGGCCGAAGGCAGGAAGCCGATGCCTGTGAAGGCCGCAAAAGAGTTCAGGCGGAAGAAGTGAAGAACGGTCTTTCGCAGGGGTACAATTTTGGCGGCGCGAAGGCGTCCGAGCTGAAGGCGAAGCTCGACCGCTGCAAGCGTGACGAGAACTACGCGAGGTCGCTGTTCGGCCTTCCGCCGAAGCCCACGCAATGAGCCTCCCCGCCGAGGTATGCGAGAAAATACGCGCGTTCGTGCAGACCTTGCCCGGCGTTCATGGCTTCGCTCTCATCATCGAGAAAGACGCCCACGTTTATGAGCTGGTGTCGGCCAACTTCTCGCTCGACACCGGGGCTGCGGTGCTGGCGGAAATGGCCGCGGACGTTCGGCTGAGCGGAGAACAGCGGCCGGCAAGGCTCAACTGAAGTGCTTCACTTCGACGCCCACCAGGAGCTATTCGACCGGCTATACCGGGACCGGGTGCTGGCGCATGAGGTTCTGTTCCCGCACCGCCACACGAACATCACCCAGGACTTCCACCGCCAGATGATCCTCGACTGGCACAACCCCGAGGTGCCGAAGTCGATCGACATGGTGTTCCGGGGCGGGGCCAAGTCGACCATCGCGGAAGAAGCGATCACGATCCGGGCGGGCTTCCGCGAGTTCAAGAACGCGCTGGTGATCGGGGAAACGTTCGAGCGGTCGTGCGAGCGCGTCCACGCGATCAAGCGCGAGATTGAGACCAACGAGCACCTGATGACGCTGTTTGGAGACTTGAAAGGTCCGACCTGGGCCGACGGCGAAATCGTGCTTTCGAACGGGGTGAGGATCAAGGCGCTCGGCCGGGGGCAGGCGCTGCGCGGGATCAAGTTCGAGGATATTCGCCCCGACGCAGTGTTCTGCGACGACGTGGAGACGATGGAGAGCGTGTCGGACAAGGACCGCCGCGCTCGCACCCGGCAATGGTTCTTCGCTGAGCTCCTGCCCGCCTGCGATGTCAACGCCTTCGTTCGCGTGGCGGCCACGCCCCTCGACAATGACGCGCTGGCGGTTCGCCTCCTCGAAGCGCCGGGGTGGGAGAGCAAGGTCTTCCCGATCGAGCATCTCGACGGGGAAGGGCAAAGGCGGTCGACGTGGGCCGATCGGTTCCCCCTCGAAAAGATCGACGAGCTTCGCGACACGTTCGTAAAGCAGGGGCTGTATGACGATTTCGAGCGCGAGTACCTGTGCATGGCCCGCGGCAACAAGTCGCGGACCTTCCGCCCCGAGGACATCGTTGTTCACCCGACTGTTCGCACCTGGCAGGCGGTCTATGCGATGTTCGACCCGGCGCGAACCACGAACGCCAAGTCGGCGACGACGGGGTTCGCAGCGTGGAGTTGGGCCGGGCACAAGCTCGTGGTGTGGGACGCTTGGGGAAAGCAGCTCCTGCCCGACGCGATCGTGGACGCGATATTCGAATGCGCGGCCGGCGATTTGCCCCCGGTGTGGATCGGGGTCGAGGAAGACGGCCTGAACGAATTCCTGCTCCAGCCGATCCGGTCGGAGCAGGTGAAGCGCGGGATCTCGATCCCGTTCCGCTCGATGCGGGCGCCGAAGGGCAAGCTCGACTTCATCGGCGGGTTGCAGCCTTATTTCAAGGCCAAGCAGGTGCTGTTCGCCAAGGAGCTTCCCGACCTTCGTGACCAGCTTCTCGGTTTCCCCACCGGCCGCATCGACACTCCCAACGCCCTTGCCTACGCGCTGAAGCTGAAGCCCGGACAGCCGATCCACGAGAACTTCCACAAGGAGCATATCTTCGAGGGCCTTCGGAGGGTGCAGGGGGCGAAGCCGTGGCTGGCGGTTCAGACGACTCAGAACGGCGTCGGCGCGGTGCTTATCCAGTGGAGCGACGGAGTGCTCTATGTGCTCGCGGACTGGTTCTATGAAGGAAACGAAGTCGATACCTTCTCGCGCATCGCCACCGAGGCCCGGCTGGAAGCGGGCCAGCAAGTGACGGCGGTGTTCCCCCCGAGCCACTTCGATAAGTTTTCGAACGTCGGACTGGTGCAGGCAGCGCGCAGGGTTCCGATGAATTCGCAGCGCGGCGGCCTGCCGGCGCAGGGGCAGCCTCTCCTTTCCGATCTTCTGGAGAGAAACCGCAAGGGCTTTCCTGCCGTGCGCATCTCCAGCTCGGCCACATGGACGCTGAACGGGCTTTCCAGCGGCTACTGCCGGTACGTGAACACGCGCGGGGTGCTCGAAGCAACCGCCGAGCCGGGGCCGTACCGGGCCATAGTCGAAGCGCTGGAGAGCTTCGTCGCGCTGACGGGCACGGGCGCGATGGAAGACCGCGAGGATCTTTCCTACGGAATGACGGACACGGGGCGCCGATACATATCGGCAAGAAGGTAAGAGAGCGATGGACGAAGAGACCGAAGGGCAAGAGCAGCCGGAGCGCAAGAAGCCGGATCGGGACGCCGAGCTGTCGGGCCGAAAGAAGATCGTCGAGCAGGCGCTCAAAGTGTGCGAGACCGCCGCCAAGGCGTTCGAGGGGCAGAGCGACCGGAACGAATCGGCGCTCGACCACTGGGACGCTTTCAACGTCACGCTGTCCGACCGTCAATTCTACCACGGCACCAGCGAGATTTGCACACCGTTCGTCCGCGATGCGGTGCTGGCCCGGCAGACGCGGTTCTCGAACCAGCTCTTCCCTGAGAACCAGAAGCACATCGAGGCGTTCGGCTCGGGCGACACCCCCTACGCGACGATCAGCCTGCTTGAGCATTACATTCACCAGCTCAAGCTCAAGAACAACGTGGTCGATCCGCTGCTCATCAACGGCGACCTCGAAGGGCAGTACAACCTGTACATCAGTTGGGAGGAACGCACCCGCCACGTCACCCGCCGGGTCAAGCGCCCGGTGGAGGATGAAGAGGGCAACGAGCTTCCGGCCGAGCCTATCGAGGACATGGAGGAGGAAAGCGAGGTCGTCGATAGCGGCCCCGTGATCGAAGTGCTGTCCGACTCTGACGTTACGATTTTTCCCGCCACTGCACAGACGATTGAGCAGGCGCTGGAGATCGGTGGCGGAGTGGCGATCATCCGCCGCTGGACCAAGGGGGAAGTCGAGCGCCGCGTCGCCAACAAGGAGATCGACGAAAGCGCCGCCGAAGCGATTCTCGATACGATGAGTTCGCTGGAGAAGACCGGCCGCGGAGACACCGCCAAGGCCCAGGGCGAGGCCGCCGGGGTGAAGATCAAACGCGGCGCAAAGGTCGCTGTCGTTTACGAAATCTGGTGCAAGCTCAAGGTCGGAAAAGATCGGCGTGTGTGCCGCATCCTCTATGCCGGCGAGAAGATTTTCCTCTCGATCAAGCGCAATCCGTACTGGTGCGACAAGGTGCCGTTCATTTCCTGCGCGATCGACAAGACGAGCGGCGTGTTCAAGGGCAAGGCCCCGGTGGCGGCGGTGCTCGACTTCCACATTCTCGCCAACGACACCGTGAACGAAGGCGCGGACAGCGGGCACTTCTCGCTGCTTCCGATCATTATGACCGACCCGGTGAAGAACCCGAAGGTCGGGAGCATGGTGCTCGCCCCGGCTGCGATTTGGGAAACCGACCCGCAATCGACGCAGTTCGCGAAATTCCCGGAGATGTGGAAGGACGCGGCCGAGCGGGTGATGGAGTACCGCTCGCAGATATTCCAGACGCTCGGCGTCAACCCGTCGATGATCCCCGGCACCACCGGCAAGAACCGGAAAATGAATCAGGCCGAGATCGCGCAGGAGCAGCAGGTGGACTTGCTCACCACTGCTGACGCGGTGGCGGTTCTGGAGCAGGGTGTCCTAACCCCTATGCTGACACTGATCCTCGAACTAGACCACCAGTTTCGAAAGGATTCGATGCTGATCCGGTCCTTTGGCCCGGTCGGGCAGAAGATGATTATGCAGGAGCTGGAGCCGCAGGAGATCGACCGCAAGGTGGAATTCCGGTGGTACGGGGTAGAGGCGGCGAAGACGGCGGCCAAGCTCCAGCAGCAGATTGCCGGGGTGAACGTGCTGCGCGGTATTCCGCCGCAGGCGTACCCCGGCTACAAGATGAACCTCGCCCCGGTGATAAGCCAGATGGTCGAGAACCTGTTTGGTCCGGTGCTGGCGCCGGAGGTGTTCAGCCCCGAGGATTTAATCTCGGTCGACCCCCACATTGAAAACGAAATGATGGAGCACGGGTTCGACACCCCGATTCACCCTTCCGACAACGACGCGCAGCACCTCCAGGTCCACATGGCCGCGATGCAGGGCGGCGACCCCCACGGAACCGTCCGCAAGCACATCATGCTCCACCAGAAAGCCGCGCAGGCGAAGGCCGAGCAGCAGATGCGGGCGTCCATGCCGCAGCAGGGGCAGGCGCCGGGTGGGGGTCCGCAGATGGGCGGCCAGCCCCGGCCACCGCAGTCGCAGCCGGGTGCGCCGGGGCAGATTCACCCCGACCAGATGGCAAGCGCCGGAGACCCGAGCGCTATGCCAAGGAAAGAGTAAAGGTGGGCGGCAGCCCCTTTCGGTAGGGAGCCCACCCGCCGCTGGTGTCTGCCAGCAGCTACCAACTTGCTCCTAGCTCAGTCGTCCCAACCGATGCAGAAGCGGGATCGGATCAGCCCCCTGTGACGGTCGCCCGCCTGGATACTTGTTACCAAGCACCTACAATCGTCGAATGTTTACGGCCCGTGGTCCGACGATTACCGAATCATATAGCACGAAATTACCGCACTTGACACAGTGTTCCACGTGAAACACTATGGACGCTCACCGACTGGTGGCCGTGACCTCACCCTCGATCGTCTTGCCGACGTTATCGGCTAGGAAACGAATATGGACCCGGAAGACGAAGGCGAAGACTTCGACGACATTCAAGACTTCGACGAACCTGAAGATCAAGATGATCAGTCCCAAGAGGGCCAGGACGGCGAAGAGGACCAGTCAAACGATCCAGACGCCGAAGAACCCCCTTCTCGACAGCCCTCAAGAGCGCAGCGCCGCATCGAGGAGCTGGACCGGCGGACCCGTGAATTCGAGCGCGTAGCGCAAGAAGCCAGGGAGCGGGCGGAAGCGGCCGAACGGCGGCTTAACGAAGTTCTCAACGGCACTTCACGGGCAGAGGCGGAACGGCGGGAACGTGAGCGCCTAGCGAACATGGACCCCGACGAGCGCCTCGCATACCAAGCTCGCCAATCCGAGGAACGGACCAGTCGGGAGCTGCTATCGCTGCGGCAGCAAGTCGCAGACAGCACCGACCGATCGGAATTCGCCGCAGCCTGTGCCGCCAACCCGGCGCTCGCCAAGGTGAAGGACCAGGTGGAAGCCGAACTCAAGAAGCTGCGAGCCTCTGGAACTGACGTGCCGCGTGGCACTCTTGCCGCCTATCTCATCGGCCAGCAGGTTCTTGAGAAGGCCCCGAAAGCAAGGGAGCGCGCGGTGAAGAGAGCTGCGGCAAACCTCGATCGAGAACGCGCCCGGCCCACGGGGGGAGCCTCAGACGCTCCAGCACGGGGACGGACGAACGACGACAAAGCCGCACGAGACAAGAGGTTGGAAAACTTCACGTTTTAGCGGCGGGCCGTTTGGTCCCGCCCGCAAGGGAAAGGGACCGACATGGCCGGGACGAACACTTACTCGAGCTTCACTTCGGACATTGAAAACTATATCGCCGACAAGGTTCTGCCCTTGGCCCGGCGACGCCTCTGCGCGTACCGCTTCGGCGACCCGCTGACGCTCGATAAGGGCCGCGGCGTCACCTACACGGCGACGCGCTTCAACCGTCTTCCTCTGCCATTCCAGGCAATCAGCGAAGGCGTTCCGCCAACGCAAGGCGAGAGCCTGACGCTGACGCAGGTGAGCGCCACCTGCCAGCAATGGGGCGACCTGGTGAAAATCACCGATGTTGCCGAAATGACCATCAAGCACCCGCTCGTCGACAAGGCGAACGAGCTGATGGCCCTCCAGATGTCGGAGACGCTGGAGCGCAACACCTTCAACTCGCTTCAAGGGCTGACGCAGGTGAACTACGTCAACAGCCGTGGCTCGCGCGCAGCGCTTCAGGCTGGCGACATTCTCGATACCGCAACCATTAACCGTACCGTCGCTCTCATGGTGAACCTCGGGGCGCCTCGGTTTCTTGGCGACGAGCAGACCGACACCGAGCAGGACGCGGATCGTGGCGGCGCCAATGCCTCCAGTAACCCGCGCATCATGCCGCACTACGTCGCGATCGCGCATCCGTTCATCATTGCGGACTTCGCGAACTCGTCCGACGTTAAGACGGCGTGGCAGTACAGCGACATCAACCGGCTGTACAACTTCGACGTGGGTGAGTGGCGCGGCACCCGCTTCCAGGAGAGCAACATGGTCCCGAGCTGGACCGGCGTTGCCACCCTTGGCGGCACCGCGGCGACCACCGGGAGTCTCGCGACCGGCACCTATTTCGTGCAGGTTACTGCGTCCGACACGCAGAACCAGTACGAGAGCCGGGTTTACCAGGTGTCGACGGGAATCGCCGTCACCGGCCCGAACGGTTCCGTCACCGTCACTTTGCCGTCGCTTCCGGGGTATACCTTCAGCGTGTACATCGGGACGACTTCAAGCCCGGCGAACCTTGGCCTTTGCGCCCTGGGTCCGACCTATGGCCCGCTGTCGGGGCAGGCCGTGCAGCTTGCCGGCGGCCAGACCGTCACCATCACCGGGACCGGCGTGGCTCAGACGCCTCCGGCTGCTCCTGCCACCGGCATCACCGCCTATCCGACCTATGTGTTCGGACGCGGCGCCTACGGCCAGGTGAAGCTCGACAACGCGAAATTCGCGCTGCTGAAGGACGCCGACAAGAGCGACCCGATGAACCAGATTCGAGTGCTGAGCTGGAAGCTCATGTACTCGACCATCATTCTCAATGTGAACTTCGCGACCCGCATTGAGTCAACGAGCACCGCCTACGCCTTCGGCTAAGGCGGTTCCTTGGGGGTTGGCGGGGCTGAGTGATCGGTCCCGCCAGCTTACCGCGCTTCACACATAGCCCCTAATATGCCATGTTGGGTTCGGGGGTAATTCCGCCCCCGTGACAATAAACGAGAACCCCCAATGGAAGACCCAAACACCGAAGCTCTGTTCGGAGATGGCGAGGAGGTCGAGAGCGGCCCGCGCCCGATCCTGACGAAGAAGGAAATCGAAGAGGCCAAGCGGATTGCGCGTGAGCGCGTCGACAAGGCGCTCAAGGAATCGGAGCGTGAGCGCATCATCGCCGAAGAGATGGACCGTATGCGCCGCGCGGAAGGCAAGCGCACCGGCAAGGTCGACCTCGACGAAGAGGTTAAGGTTACGATCGACCTTGCCGAATTCTCCGACAAGCTCCGCATCAACGGCGTGGAGTACTACCACGGCTACACATACACGGTGCCGCGCCACGTCTATGATTCGATGCGTGAGATCATGTTCAAGGGGCACCTGCACCAGAACGCGCTCGACGGAAAAGACCTCAACACCTTCTACCGCAAGAAAGCGGAGCCGACCCTTAGCGGCGGCGCGAAGGAGGCTGCGTAATGGCGGAGGAGATCCCGGCACCCGCGCTCGGCTATTCGATCCTCGCCAACCTTGGAGACGAGAAGCAGCTCACCGTCCAGTGCTTCGTCGACAGCGAGGAGCCGCTGTCTTCGATCCACGTCAAACTCGACAAGGCGATGGCCGTGGTCGACCGGCAGAAGGCCAAGTACCGCCTGAAAGACCTAACCGCCGACCTCGCCAAGACCGAGCGGGGGTTGGAGAACCTTCAGGACGACTTGCTTCGGCTCGAAAGCCAGTTCGAGGAGAACAAGGCGGCGATTGCCGACCGCGTTCGCGACCTCGCCGAAAAGCGGGAGGAGATCGCGAAGGCCGCCTACGGCAAAGGCCGCTCCGGGCCTGTCGGCCACGAGAAGCAGCGCTCCGAGGCGATCAAGAAGGAAATCGAGCAGCTTCAGGAGCAGGGCGCGAAGGCCACTGCCGAGCGCGAGGCGGCGCGGCAGAACATCGCCACTTCGATCGGTCGCTACAATGACGAGATCGAGCGCCTGCAAAAGCAGGTGGACGAGTGTGAGGCCCTTATCGCTGGCGGCGGCAGCTAAGCCGTGCCGTTGCAGGCGCAACAACTCGTTTCGCTTGCAACGCAGGCCGCAGGTGTGCCCGGCTTCACCTCGCAAGCCGGGCAGCTCCTCAACGCAATCCTGTCGGACTTGTGCCAGGATTACGACCTCGACGTAGCCAAGAAGACAACGACGATCGCGCTCGGGGCATCGTCGGGGCCTTACGCGCTCCCGAGCGACTATCTCAGGGCGCTGCGCGACGACGTGTTCTACACGTTCGACGGGGTGCCCTACCCGCTCACGAACGTCGACCTCGCGGAGTACGACGGCTACCCGCAGCAGGCCGGGTTCAACGCCTACCCGACGACCTACGCCACCGATATGTCGCAGTCGCCTCCGGTCATGTACGTGTGGCCGCCGGCAAACGGATCGCTGCCCCTCACCGTCCGCTACTTCTCGCAAATGCCCGACATCGCGACGCCGGAGACCTCTTCGGTCGTGCCGTGGTTCCCAAACCAGAACTACCTTCTCACCCGCCTGACGGGCGAACTTATGCGGATTGCCGATGACGACCGCACCGAGCGGTTCCTGGGCGACGGTCCCGCTGGCGCGGAGGGCATCCTGCGCCGCTATCTCGACCTCAAGGACGACAAGGAGACGCGCGCGGCGAGGGTGACGCTCGACAAGCGGTTCTTCCGGTCGCGTTGGGGCTCGCTGAAGAACACCAAGACCATCGGGTTCTAGCCGTGGGCCTCCGTAACAAGCAGGCCTACACCATCCGTCCGAGGGGGGTAAGCGACGCGCAGGACGGCACCAACGCCTTCCCCGGCGCAATGGTGTCTCTTCAGAACCTGGTCGAAGCGTACCATACGAACGGAGTGTTCGTGCCCCGGCCGGCAGGCGTCAAAGTAATCGACTTCGCGAACGGCCTGGCGGTGAGTGTCGATCTCAATTTTTCAGCGCAAACTTACACTGCGTCGGGAATAAGCTACGCGCTGACTGCCCTCCCCGGCTATAGCTACGCCCGCACCGGGTCGGTTTCCTACGCAAACGGAACTTCCGGCACCGCGATGATCGACACTTTCGCGGCGAATGTCGCGCCGGTGGTTTCGAACGGCACGGGGTACGAAGCCTACGAAGGCGCCACCAACGGGCTTCTCTACTCGCAGCAGTTCGATAATGCGGCATGGGTCGCGTTCGGGACCGGGGCCAAGGGGCCGGCCGATTCTGCCGTTGCGCCCGACGGAACGACCACTGCGGACGCAATATCTTTCACAGCGGGCGCGGGGCAGATTTATCAGTTATTCACCGCGTCTGCGACGACCTACACGCTTTCTTGCTGGGTTAAGAGCAACACCGGGGCGAACCAGACTTTCCGCCTGAAAGGCGAGATCTCTCCGGGGGTCGACCTTTACAGCAGCGACTTCACCGCGACGACTTCGTGGCAAAGGTTCTCTTTCACCTTCACGGTTACTTCGGGAGGGTCGATAAGCGTCTCCTTGGCGAACGGGTCCGCCGGGGCTGCCTCATCGCTACTGGTTTGGCAGGCTCAGCTTCTGGCCGGAAACTTCTCGGACGGCGGCCCGATGATCCTGACGACGAGCGCCGCCGCCAGCGTCGGCTCTCCGACGATGAGCATGAGCTGCGCCAACGGCAGTTACACCGCGACGTACACCTTCGATGACAACTCGACGCAGATCATCCCCGTGACTGTGGCCGGGGGTGTGTTCACACTGGCGACCTACCCCACGACGCTTAATCGCCCGACCGTCAAGCATTGCCAACTGGCGAGCGGAGTATCGAACCCCAACGGGATCATATCTGAGTACACCGTGGTCGGTTCGCGCGTGTACGGCATGGTCTCGTCGGCGCAGTACATGGGCAAAGACGAGCCGTTCTGCTTCGACCTATCGACCAACCTGTTCGTCCCTATCTCCGGGGTGACGAGCGCTCTGCTTCCTACCTCACCGGGCTCAACCGGAGACTGGACCCCTCCCGTCATGCGGGCGGTCACCAACGTCTGCATCCTATGCACTCATCCGGGGTTTCCGGGGGGCGCGTCGCCTTCGCCTTATTTCGGGTGGATCGACACCAGCGGCTACAGCCAGACGGTAATCGGCCAGATTACCAGCGGCTCGAACATCATATCCTCACTGTACACGACGGTAGGCAACAGCTCCCCGATCTTGCAGGGGGTGCAGCCGGGGCAGCTTGTCACTCACGCGGATTTCCCCGCGGGAACTTATGTCGTATCCTGCATCGACGGCACGTTCAGCCTCGACACCACCGGCAACACGCACACCAGCACCACGCTCGACGGGCTCGCGTCGACGGCCGGGGTGCTGCCGGGAATGACGGTCACGGCTCCGGGAGTGCCATCAGGAACCTACGTGGTGTCGGTCTCGGGCGCTAGCGTAACCATGTCGCAGGCTGCGACGGGAACCTCCACCGGCGTCGCCGTCAACTTCTCGGGCGGCGGCTCGATCATTGTCAGCGCGAACGCCACAGCGAGCGCCGCGAACGCTTCGGTAGCGATTACAGGGGGCACTCCCACCGCGCCGCGATGGAGCGCCGGCAACTTCAACACCAACCAGCTCACCTCGGTCCCGAAGTGCTGCTACGGGTTCAACAGCCGGGCCTACGTGAGCGAGGGGCCGTATCTCGTTTACTCCGACCCGCTCATGCCCCTTCAGGTGAGCTTCGCGTCGCAAGCGGTGCTGGTGGGCGACGGAACCGATATCACGGCGCTTTCGGGGGTGCCGCTGGCGTCGCAGTTCGTCGGCGGCGTCCAGCAAGCCATGACCGTTTTTAAGGGCGCGGGAACTCTCTACCAGGTGACGGGCGATGCGGCCTCGGGCAACCTTTCGATCAACGCCGTAAACGGCTCTGTCGGGACGCTGGCGCCGCGCTCGATCGCCGGTACGTCCAGCGGGCTTCTCTATATGGCCATCGACGGGCTGCGGCTGATCGGGCTTGCGGGCACTGTCTCCGATCCCATCAATACCGACGGCCGGGGCGTGGCGGTTCCGTTTCTGAACGCGCTCTATCCATCGCGGATCGTCGCAGCCTACTCGGAGGGCATTTACCGGGCGACGGTGCAGGACGCCTCACAATCGGGCGACCCGATGAGCGAGTACTGGTTCGACGTTGCCACTCAGACGTGGACAGGCCCCCACACGCTGCCTTGCAGGGCCGCCGCGGGCTACCCCGCGGGCGGTTCGTTCCTGGTCGCTCCGTTCAATGTTCCCGGCCAGATTTGGCAGAGCGACGCGATCCCGAACTACAACTCCGCCTATACCGAAAACGGAAGCCGCCTGCAATGCGAATACCGGACGGTCCTCCTGCCCGATAACCAATCCGCACGGTGGAACAAGGTTATGCAGGGCACCCTGGTAATGGCGCTCGCGAACGCTGATTCGGTGAGCGTCCAGGTCGACGACGACCGCGGCAACATTTTAGGGGCCTGCTCTTTCACCGGCCAGGCTGCGAAGGCGTCGCTGTGGGATTCTTTTCTGTGGGGTTCCGGTGCGACGTGGGGTGCGCCCACGTCTCCGCTCCGAGAGTACTTCCTTCAATTCCCGAACCCGCTTGTTTTCCGGCAGGGCCGCGTGACCGCGACCTTCCAGGCCTCTTCGGGGCAAGCGATCGGCAACCTCTACATCGTGGGGCAACCCGTCAACATGAACGACGTGTGAGACAGATATGGCGATAAATAACGGCCTCGCGCTTCCGAACCCGCTCTCCAACGGCACCACGGCCGACGCCGTTCCGGTGATGGCGGACTTCAACTATCTGCTCTCCGCGCTCAACCGCGCGCTGCTCGACCAGGGCGGTACGTCGGGCATGAACGCCAATGCGACACAAATCCACAACCTCGCCAACGGAACGCTGCCTAACGACGTGGTGAACCTGTCTCAGTTGGGGGCGTACTTGCCGCTGGCGGGGGGTGCGCTGACAGGGGGCCTCACCGGCACGACCCTCAGCCTATCTTCGACGCTCAGCGTTACCGGAGCGGCGACTCTCGCTGCGCTGACGGCCTCGGGGCTAATCACTGGAAACGCTGGCTTCAGCGGAACCACGCTCAGCCTTTCCGGCGCTGCGACGTTGAGTGGGGGAGCAACCGTTACCGCACCGGGCGGGTCGACTCCGGCGCTGACTTTGAACGGCAGCGGGACGGACTCGGTTGTACTGAAGCTCGCGGATACCTCGAACCCGGCTGGCGCGAATATCCAGCTCACAGGAAACGGCGCGACGACCCCGAACAAATACCTACGCGCCTTTTCGGGCGCGTTGGAGGTCGTCAACAGCGCTTACAGCGCGACCATATTGCACCTCGACGATAGCGGAAACCTGTCCGCCATAGCCAGCTTGTCGTCCACCGGCTCTCTAAGCGCCGGGGGCGCATTGTCCGTTACCGGAGCGGCGACTCTCGCTGCGCTGACGGCCTCGGGGCTGATCACCGGAAACGCAGGCTTCAGCGGAACCACACTCAGCCTTTCCGGCGCTGCGACGTTGAGTGGGGGCGGAACGTCGACCACTCCGGCCTATGGGGACAGCACCACCAAAATCGCGACCACCGCTTTCGTGCAGGCGGCGAAGGCCCCCAACGTTCAAACAGTCGCCTCCGCTTCGACGGTCACTCCAACATTCTCGAACGACGCCGTGAACATCACCGCTCAGGCCGCCGCGCTTACGCTCGCGAACCCAAGCGGGACCGCGGTGGACGAGTGGGGATGGCTTATCCGGGTGAAGGACAACGGCACCCCGCAGACGATCGCTTACGGCACTCAGTACACAGGTATCGGGTTCACTCTCCCGACCACTACCGTTGCGGGCAAGGTGCTGGTGCTCGGTTGCGTGTACAATGCGGCGCTAGGCCGCGTTGAAGTCCTCAGTACGGCGCAAGAATAATGCGCCCTGCTAAAGCCATGTTCGCCTCTCCAGGGCGTGTAAACATCTTCAACCTGACGGCGCTCGCGTCCGGTGCGGGGGCGCAGGGAGCGGTCTATGTGCTCAACAGCAGTGGGGCCGGTGTCGCCAGCGGGAACGCCAACTGGACGTGGCTGCTCCAGGGGCCGGCGTCCAACTATCAGGCCAAGGCCACGCTGATAAGCGGCACTCTCGGAGGCGGGACTTATGGCTCCTGGGTTAATCTCTCGGGCAGCCCATCGTGGTCTCTTACCGAAAGCTCGGTCGGAACGCTCACCAATGTCACTCAGATTCAAATCCGCAATCTGAGCGGAGCGATCATCGCGACCGCCCAAATCACAATAACGGCAACCCGGACTTCGTAGGGGTAGGCGATGGATGTTGCGTCTCTCATCAAATCTCTGTCGGACTTTGGCGGCCTTGGGGTCGTGGTCGCGTTCCTCATCTGGTGGACCGTCCGGTGCGACCGCCAGCACGAGAAGCAGCTTGAGGCCCATCTCGCGGAGAAGCGGCTCGAAGACGAGCGCCGCCTCGCCTACGATAGCCGGCGGCTGGAGACCGACAAAGACCTCGCCGGCAGTGTCCAGGCGCTCAACGCCACTCAGCAAGCACTCATCGCAGCCATCCAGAACCGGAGGTCCGAATGATTACCGACGCGCACTTCACCGCGTTGCAGGAGGTTCGCAACGCCGCGCAGGAGCTCAGCATCACCTGCACCAAGATCGCAGGCGCAGCGGCGTTCATGCACCAAGCCTTCGACAGCGAGGTATCGTCTAGGCTCTCGCCCGCAGAAAGTGCGCTCGTTCGCAAACTGAGGTCCGTGAAATGAACAGCAACTTCGAGGCATCGCTGGCCGCGCTGGAGAGCGCTCGCGATGAGGGCGGCTATGTCGACAACCCGCGCGATCCGGGGGGCGCGACCAACCACGGGATCACTCAAGTCACTTATGACAAGTGGCGGCGGTCGCACGGCCTGCTTACGCAAAGCGTGAGAGACATAGCGCAGGAGGAAGTGTCGGCTATTTATTTCAGCGAGTTTTGGCTCCCCGCCTATTGCAACCAGCTTCCCGCAGGGGTCGACTTCTGCGTTTTCGACTTCGGGGTGAACAGCAATGTCATTCGCGCGCTGCTGCACCTTCAGCGCGTCGTCGGTGTAGTCCAGGACGCGCACGTAGGGCCGAAGACGCTGGCGGCGGTGGCGGCAAAGCCCGTATCCGACCTTATCGACGCGCTGTGCAACGACCGCCTTAGCTACCTTCAGAGCCTCCAGAACTATAGCGTCTTCGGCGACGGGTGGCGCAACCGCGTCGAGTTTGTTCGCGCTACCGCAAAGCAGATGGCCGGGGGGAATGGCTGAGTCTCTCGTTGCTCTAACCCCTCAAGGGTTGGCGGCGGTTCCCGCCCCGACCACGCAAAACTTTGCGGCTTCAGGCGGATCTGCTCTCATAGGGTTCATCGCTGCCGGGGTGGGTGCTAAGCCCCGAACCGTCCAGGACAAGCTTCGCGACTTTATCTCCGTCAAGGATTTCGGCGCGAAAGGCGACGGCGTGACCGACGACACCGCTGCGATCAACGCGGCATGTTCGGCGGTAGCTTCCGGCCGCATCGTCTTTCCCGCCGGCAAGTACAGGTATCGTGGTGGGGGCGTTCTCGCGGATGGTGCTATCGTCGAGGGCGCAGGCCGTAACGCCACCAACGTAGTTTCGACGCTGGCCTCCCCTACGAGCGGCTTTCTCTTCAACGCGAACGGCTACGGCTCGGGGGTGCGCGGTATGCGGTTCACCGCCGAGGTTGCGCAGACGGCCGGGTGCTACGTTCAGCTCCAGGGCACCGAGAGCTTCATCGACGACTTCTACATGGACGGCGACTATAACGGCGTCCTTATGCGCGGCAGCGTGTCGCGTATCCGCCACGGCCGGTTCCAGAACGGGGCCACCGGCGCGATCCGAATCCGCGCGGAGGGCGGCGATTGCAGCCAGGTAATCGACGATGTTCTCATGGGCGCGCAGACGCCGGCAAATATCTCGGTGGCGGGCATCCGGGTGCGCAACAGCTCCGCCCTGATGATTACGAACACGTCCGTAATTCAGCAGGGCGCTGGCCTTTTGATCGACCCATATAGCTCCACTTCAGATGGAGCCGACAGCGGCTCGGTCTTCAGCTTGTACGTCAACAACTGCTTTTTCGACACCAACACCAAGGCGTTGAATATCGGCCCCACGGGAACGGGGAGCGTCAATCGGTGCCGCTTCGCGAATTCGTGGTTCAGCTCGTCGTCCTCTGACGGTATCACTGTTCAAGGCGCTACCAGCGGAATGCACTTCGAGAGCTGCCATGCTGTGCTGAATGCTGGCGCGGGCCTGACGACAGGCAGCGCGCTAGGGCTTTCCGATGTACGAATCAGCGGTGGTCTGTTCGCTCAGAATCAAAACGGGCTCTACTTTAATAGCGCGTTTCCAGGGCTTGCGATCATCGGGGCGGTAATCGGCCTCGGCGGCGGTCTCAACGGCAACACGTCGAACGGCATCGTTATCGCCGACGCGGCTTTCGACAACTACATCCTCGCGCTGAACACGCTTCGCAGTAACGGCACCAACATCAGCAATGCGGCGTCTTCGGCGCCGGGCGCCAAGATCGCGAACAACGTAAGCATATAAGCCGCACAGCCCCCTATGGATTACGGCGGCTAAATCTAGTACCACTACCGCGCTTCACACATTGATCCCAAAACGGAGGCGAACCATGAAGAATTCCGGTGGTGACATTCTCAAGGGCTTGACGAGCAAGAGCCCCTACTGCCCTCACGAGAAGGTGAAGGCGGAATCGATGAGCAAGGACGCTGTTCGCAGCTCGGTTGCGAAGTCGCACTCGATCGGCGGTCGCACGGCCTAAATGCCGCGTTTCGCCGGCATCGGGTACTACGACCTCTCGGGCCTCTACACTTCGTACATCGCCAAGCAGAAGCAGCACCTGATCGAGAGCCCCGCGCCTCACGACCACAAGGTTAGGGTGCTGGAACTGATCAATGATCGCGAAGAGAGCGGGGTCTTCAAAGGCTGGAAGTCAGCGCAGAGCCTGCTCCACAAAGTAGGCCAGCGGATCCGCGCGCTCCCGCAGCCGGCGGAAATCGTGTTCGCATATGTCCGGGCCTTCGAGCCCGGAGCTTACAGCGGCTGGTTCAGGGACGACAGCATAGACCCTGCCGGGTTCATGCGCGTTCACGTTCTCCTCAACCCCGCCCCGGCTTTCCGCCTCTACTCCGACGAAGAGACGTGGGCTCCGGCGCCGTGGATTGCGACCGTGGCCGACCACAAGGGCGCGGTGTCGGCTTCCAACTTCAACGGCCCCTCCACCGCTCACGAGATCGTGCTTGAGATGGCGCTCGATGTTGCGGGTTGAGCCCGAGACCCTCGACCGGATGATCGAGGACGGTCTCGAAGCCCTGATGTTCGCCCACTGGTCCGAGTGCTCGATCGACCGCGAAGCCGTGCCGTTCGACCCCGACTGGAACCAGGGGAGGACGCTGGAGACGTGCGGAATTCTCAAATCGTTCGCGCTTCGCGATGATGGCGACCTTGCCGGGTACGCGATCTTCGAGGTGTCGAACCACCTGCATTTCAAGACGACCAAGTACGCCTTCAATAGCGCCATCTATGTTCGGCCCGAAAGCCGCAGGGGCAATGCGGGGGTCAAGCTGATCGTCGAGAGCGAGAAGCGGCTCAAGCTCCAAGGCGTCAAGAAGTTCGTCTACCTCGCGCCCAACGATTCCGCGCTCAACGATCTTCTCCGCAAGGACGGATACCGCCCGAGCGAAATTTATTACACTAAACTGGCGGGTTAGCACGATGGGCGGGGGACAACAGGCACCACAGGCATACACGCCCCAATACCAGGGGCAGTCCGACACCGCGTACAATTCGACGCTGAATTCGCTGACGCAGCAGAATCAGGCCGCCGCGTCGTCGATCAACACCGGCTACAACAACGCCTATAACGCTGTCGTCAACAACCCCTACGACTCTTCTATGCTGGCGGGCATCAACACCGCCGCGAATAGCGCCGCGGGGGTTGGCGCCAGCGACCTCGCACAAGGCGCGGCACTGACAGGGCAGGCGGCGCAGGGCTACGCCGACGCCAACACGGCGCGCGGCTTCGTTCCGCAAATGACGGCCGACGCCAACGCGATCCGGGCGCAGGCCGCGCCGATGGGGCAGGACGCCAACGCCGTATCGAATTGGGCCGACACCGTGGCGGGCTATGCTCCGGGGCTACAGGCGCTTGCGCAGCAGACGGCGGGCTACGCCAATCCGATGGCGGCCGACGCCAACAGCCTGCGGTCCTACGCTCCGTACCTCATGGAAATGGGGATGGACCCCAACATGAGCGAGTACAACTACGGCCTCAAGCAGACGCAGGACTCGCAGAACGTCCAGAACGCCGAAAGCGGGCTGTCGGGGTCGCCGTTCGCAGCCGGGGCAACCGGCGACGCGATGGCGGCGTACAAGCGCAATTACGACTCCGCGCGGTTCGGCAAGGGAGTGCAGGCGCTTTCTGCTCTCCAGGGTCTCTACTCGGGGGCCGGCGGCCTCGACATGAACGCCATCAACGCGCTGATGAGTTCGGGCCAGCTTACCGGCATGAGCGCCGACACGCTCGGGGCGGCGGCGGGGATGAAGGGGCAGGCCGCGGGCATCAACCGCGACATCGCGTCTCTCTACCCGATGGCGACCGGGGTGGACAACAGCGCCATCGGGGCGCTCACCAGTGCGGGGCAGCTCGCAGACAATGCCGGGAACATGGCGATTGCGGGCTCCGACCTCTCGCACAGCGGCTTTGAGACGCAGGCAGAGGCGGCGGCCATGCCCTACTCTGCCTACAACCAGATTTACGGCGACCAGGAAGCCGCGCTCAATAATTGGGCCAGCGGCAACTCCGCGACCAGCGCCCCGCTGTCAAACGACGTGAATGCCTACGGCAACTACATGCAGATCGGCCAGGGCGCGACCGGCCTCGATCAGCGCGCGGCGCAGATTAACAATCAGAACAGCTTCATGGGCCAGCTCGGGCAGTTGATGGGGATCGGCCTGCAAGTTGGCGCTCACTTCATTCCGGGGTTCCAATAATGCCGAACTTCTTTGGCGGGCTGGCGGAAGGCGCCGCAGGGCTTCCCGACGAGATCGGAAAGCTTCTCGCACTCAAAAAGCTCAACGAAGCGAAGACCGCGAACTTCAACGCCCTCGCGGCTCAGGGCGGTGGCGGCGCCCCCGGCGGCCCGCAGCCCGCGCCTCCCCCCGCGGCGGCACTGGCCGCTATCGGGAAGCCTTCGACGCCACCAATGCCCGCACGGCCGCCGATGGCTGGGCCCGCCCCCCAACCACAGGCGGGACCGCCTCAGCCTCCTCCGGGCCAACCGCAGGGCACAGGGGGCGCAAACGACCCCACGGGAATGGCGGCGAACCCGAACGTCACGGACCCGTGGAAAGAGGGGCAAAGCATCCTCACCAACATGGTGCAGAACCTCAAGCGCGCGAACCCGAAGGCCGACCCCAAGACCCTGGCCGACGCGCTCGACATGCAGATCGACGAAGTGAAGGGGATCACGCCGACCACGAAGGCGTACATGGGCGCTCAGGTCGGGATGCTGAAGCAGCAAGCCGACTTGCAGTTCAAGATGTCAAAGCTGCAATCCGAGAACGACTACCACATGAAATATCTGCTCCAGAAGGGCCTCACGGCGCAGCAGGTGGAGGCAGAGCGCGAGCGCCACGACAAGGCGGTGGAAGGCATCTGGTCGGACCGCGAGGACGCCTACCAGGAGAGCGTCGACTACCAGCACCAGGACCGGCAGGCGTCGACGGCCGCGAGAATCGACGTGGCGAACATCGGCGCGTCCTCCCGCATGTCCGTGGCGCAGCTTCGCGAGCGGGGGCTCGACGACCGGGCAATCGCAGCGCTCAAGGGCAAGCACGGCGCTACCGTATCGTCGGGGCTGGCGAAGGTGCTGGCCGTCAACCCCGGAGCCGATGTCAACCAGACGATCGCGACGCTCCAGGCGGCCTATGGCGACGACGGAACCGGCGGCGGCTCTTCGGCTCCTGCGAAGGGCGGCAACCGCGGCGGCGGGCTGAAACCGGGGACGGTGGAAGGCGGCTACAGGTACAAGGGTGGAGACCCCTCAAAACCGAGTAGCTGGACGAAGCTCTAGTGGCGGGTCCGTGGGAGAGCTACGGCCCCACTCCCTCCTCAAAGCCGTGGGCCAGGTACGCCGCTCCGCGAGCGGCCCCTCTCCGGCAGGGGGAGTTCGGGGCCGGTATCGAGGCCGCGGCGCTGCGAGACGACCCCAACCTTGAGGTGACAGGTCGAAGCCGAACGCCTTGGCGAAACTACCAGGTCGGCGGAGTGCAGGACAGCGCCCACATGACCGACAACGCTCGCGACTTCGCGCCACGCAAGGGCGAGAGCCTTCAAGCCGCCGAGGCTCGTCTGCAAAAGGAATTCGGCCCCAAGGGGTACAAGGTAATCCTCGAAGGCGCGGGCTCCGCTCACTCGACCGGCCCCCACATTCATATCGAAGCGACCGCCCAATCACAGCAGCTAGACGTTCCGAAGCCCTGGGAGCGGTACGGGGAAAGCTCGCCACAAGCCCCGCAGAAGCGTTCTCAGGCTCCAAGGCCCCAAGACACCACCCCGGCCCCGAATCGCGCTCAGCGGCCCGGAAATCCAGCCCCACGGCCGAATTCCGACCCTGGGCTCATCTCTTCGCTCGAAACCGGAGCGGGCAATGCGCTGCACACTGCCTGGGATACCGTACGCCACCCGATCGCGTCGGCGGAGAGCGCGGGCAGGGCGGCCTACAACGTGGTTCGCCATCCGGCCGACACCCTGAAGAACACCTTAGAGCCGGTGGCGGGTGTCGGCATGGCGGCTTTAGACGCTATCAGTGAGAAGGCCGAAGGCAAGCCGCTCGCGCAGGGTCCCCACGCGAAGGAGCTCGTCGCGCAGGGCAAGCCGTGGGTCGACAATCCCTGGTCTCAATTCAAGAAGCAGATTCGCGAGCACCCGATTGCCACTGCCGCCGCCGTCATTCCCGGCGGCCGGATGCTCGGCAAGCTCGGGGTTCGCGGTGTGGACGCGGCCCGGCTGGCGAAGTTGTCGCCGGAGGAACGGGTGGCGTGGAAGGCGAAGCGGGCGGAAGACGCCGCCACTGCGAAGCAGTTCAAGGACATGGCGAAGCACACGCTGTCGAAGTACGACCTCGAAGCCAAGCGCACGACCGCGAAGCTCAACGAGCACATGCCCGTGGTCGGCAACCTGCCGGAATCGGAACAGCGCAAAATTGCGCTCGCCGCCGACACCGGGAAGCGCAAGGGCCTGCCGAAAGAGTACCACCCGGCGCTCGACACGATCAAAGACGTGGGGGAGAGCCACAAGGCGCGCATCGCGAAGGTGTATAAGGCCGCGGGCAAGAGCATCCCGAACTTCGTCGACAACTATTACAGGCACCTGTGGCAATCGGTGAAGAAGGCCGGAGCCGGGGCCGGTAAGCAGGGCTCGCGGGCCAGTCTCCGGGGGCGCAAGTTCGAGACGCTGGCGCAGGGGCTGGAGGCGGGGCTCACTCCGCAGAACGAAAACCCGCTGCACGTAATGAGCATCTATTCGCACCACATCAACAGCCACCTCGCCGCACTCGACATGATGACTCAGATGCGAAAAAGCGGGCTCGCGAAATGGGTCGCGGAGCGAGCTGTTCCTGAAGGCTACACGAAGCTCGACGGGATCGACACCGACCGCCTGTTCACCGACAAGGGGGGCAAGCCGCACCGGCTTATCCTTGTCGCCAAAGACCCGGCGGCGAAGCTCTATAACCGAAGGCTGAAACCGGGACTTACCGGCCCCGTTGCCCGCGGAATTCAGAAAGCGTCGGCCGTCGTCGCGTCGGTAAAGCTGCTCAGCTTCTTCCATCCGTCGCTGATTGCGGGCAAAGCGGCGGGCAGCGACTTCGGCAACGGGCTCCGCGCGCTCACCCGAGGCGCGCCGAAGGAGGCGGTAGCGTCCCTCGCGCACATGCCGTTCGCCCCGGCCCTAACGTTCCGCGAAGGGCTCAAGATGAAAGGTCGTCTTCTCTCCGGTGATGAGGCGATGAACCGGGTCGACAAGCTCTATGTGGAAGCCGGCGGCCGGGTCCACGATGGTGGCATGGCGCCCTACCATGCGTCGGAACTCCCGAGCCATCTGGAATCGGCGCGGCAAGGAACCTTCCGAACCGACTTCAAGCGCCAGTTCGACGACGCGCTGAGGGGCACGCTGAAGCAGCGCGCGGCGGGAACGGTGAAAGGGCTGGCGCGGGTCTTCGGCCGGGCGATGGACAGCGAAACCGACATGGTGTTCAAGCACTACGTCCCGGCGATCAAAATGGGCGCCTTCGAGCGCGAAATGGCAGAGTCGCTCAAGGCGCACCCGGAATGGAGCCACGCGGAGCAGGCCGAGGAAGCCCGCAAGGTGATGTCGAACCTCGAAGGGCGCATGGGTCTTATCGCCCGCGATAACCTGTTCTGGAATAACACCGTCTCCGACATCTCGCGGATCGTGCTGCTCTCCCCCTCTTGGCAGATAGGCAACGCCCGCCTGCTCGACCAGACGCTGCGCGGAATTCCCGATTCATTTCGCGACCTACGCGCGGGCAAGGGGCTCTCCCACGCGCCCGCGCAGGCGATGGGGATGATGGGCTCCTTCATGCTCGGCAACGCACTGATCCAGAAGCTCTACACCGGTCAGAACCCGCAGAGCATTCAAGACCTTCTCGAAGCCCGCACTGGCGGCGCCAACAAGGACGGTTCGCCCGAGCGGGTGATGATGCCCTCGGTATTCCGCGAGCTGTACGGCTGGCTCACGGACCCGCAGCAGGAAGCGGGCAACGTCGGCGGCCCCGCAGCGAAAATGACCGAGGAGCTAGGCACGAACGAAGACTGGAACCGCAACCACATCTACCGCCCGCTAAGCGCCAATCCGGTCGACGCCAACGACAACCGCATGAGCCAAATCGGCGACTATCTCGGCGAAGAGGCGCTGCCGATCCCCGCCGAAACGAACGGCGACCCGAACAGCCACGTCGGCGCGCTGGCGAGGATCGCGGGGTTGCAGCCGGTCGGGACCAAGCTTGCCAACCCCGAACGCTACCAGCAGCTTCAAGACCACTACTGGAACAAGGAATATCTTGCGAAGCGCCGCGCTGACGCGCGGAAGAAGGCTGCTAGCAAATGAACGTGCGCCAGCAGAATTCCTGCACCGGGACCGACCCCCACAGAAACCACCACACGAAGAACAGCCCCATGAGCGCCACGGAGCCGTACGCAAAGACCGACCAGGCTAGCTCTCGAACCTTCATGGCGGGAGTGTATAACAGATGAGACTGCTGCTTGTCGACAATGCCGGGCTGATGACCGACTTTGCGCTCCGGTGCCAGGACGCGGGCCATGACGTGCGCTGGTTCATCCGCCAGACCCGAATGACCGAAGGCATCGGCAAGGGGCTGCTGGTCGGCAAGAACCGGCTGGTCGACGACTTTGCACCGTGGGCTCGGTGGGCCGACCTCATCGTGCTCGCCGACAACACCCGCTACCTGCACGACATGGAGCGCTGGCGCGCGGAGGGGGTTCCGATCGTCGGTCCGAGCGTCGAGGCCGCCGAATGGGAGACCAAGCGCGACGTAGGCCAGAAGGTGCTGAAATCGGTGGGCATTAAGGTGCCGCCGTTCAAAATGTTCGACGACTACGACTCGGCCATCACCTACGTGAAGCGCGAGGGCCGGGCGTTCGTTTCGAAGCCCTGCGGCGACGAAGAGGACAAGTCGCTGTCCTACGTCGCGAAGTCTCCGGCCGACATGGTGTACATGCTGGAGCGGTGGAAAAAGAACCACCGCCACAAGGACGCCTTCATTCTCCAGGAGCGTGTAAACGGCGTCGAGATGGCCGTGGGCGGCTGGTTTGGCCCTGGGGGGTTCATCCCCGGCTGGCACGAGAATTGGGAGTTCAAGAAGCTGATGGCCGGCGACACCGGCCCTGCGACCGGCGAGATGGGAACGATCATCCGCGCCACCCGCAAGTCGAAGCTGGCGGACCTGGTGCTCAAGCCGGTGGAGCAGAAGCTCCACGATCTCGACTACGTGGGGTACGTCGACGTTAACTGCATCATCGGCGAAGACGGGACGCCGTGGCCGCTGGAGTTCACCATGCGGCCGGGCTGGCCGACGTTCAACATTCAGATGGCGATGCTGAAGGAGGGCGAGGACCCGGCCAACTGGCTGTTCGATCTCGCCGAAGGCAATCCGACCGACCCGTTTCGGATGGACGAGACCGCTTGCGGCGTGGTGATGGCGATCCCTGACTTCCCGTTCTCCAAGTTCACGCGCAAAGACGTGCATGGGATTCCGATCTATAAGCTCAACAACTCCAACCGCTACCGCCATAACCTGCACCCCTGCGAGGTGCAGCAGGGCGAGGCGCCAACCGACGTGAACGGAAAGGTGGTGACGTTGCCATGCCTGACGACAGCGGGCGATTACTTACTCGTAGGGAGCGGCGTCGGCTCGAACGTGAGAGACTCGCGAAGCAGAGCGTACCGAGCCCTCGAAAGCCTCGAAGTTCCAAACAGCCCGTTCTGGAGACCGGACATCGGCCAGCGGTTGAAGAAGCAGCTCCCGACACTTCACTCCCTGGGTTTCGCGAAGGGCTTGCTTTTCTAAGCGACACCCCGGACTTCGAGGGGCTGCTTCGATCGAGCCTGGCCTTCGCCCGCGCCGTGATGGACATGACGCTGCCCGAGGACGCGACCACGGCCGACACGCTCAAGCTGATGAGCCTCAAAAAAGAGGTGATGGCGTCGGTGCTCTCGGCCGGGGTGCGCGTCAACGACGGCGCGCTTCGCAAGAAAGACGAAGACAAAGTGGCGCAGCTACTGGAGCGAGTGAAAGGCAAGACCGCACCCCGGCCGGAGCCGGAAATCCCCCAAGAGCCAACTATAGACGAGCTGTTCGCGTAGGGTGTTATACTTCAAAAGACTATGCGCTCCGCGCGGTAGGAGCGCGGCAAAGGTCCATGTGAACCCACATAAACCCCCTCGAAAACCTGCCAAGGAGCGCGGTCAAAACCTCTAATTTAGAGAGAACACTGTGAGGTGCGCAGTGTTGACATCGCAGGGGTCGCAAGTTCAATCCTTGCCACGCCCACCATTTATTTTCAAAGGGTTAGGCCGCTTTTCGGCCGCTGCGCTCGGGGCTCCGCGCGGTATCCGCGCGGTAAAAGGCATCAGGCACCTGCGCTTCGATCTCGTCGATTATTTGCTCGATACTTGCGCGAGCGTTCACGAGATAATCTGGTCTTAGGGGTGCATAAAGCTCTGAAACCGAATCGAATTTCCGGTGCCCGAGGAACGCTTCGACCTCCGGCCAGTCGGTCGAGCGCATACGGCTGCGAAGCAAATCGGCCATCGAGCGCCGGATCAACTTCGCCCCCGACTCGCGATCACCGGGGAGACCGATGTCGGCCGCCATCGTGTCCCACGCCTTGCGAATCGAGTTGACGGCGATGACCGGCCCCTTGGGCAGCGAGTTGAGCCAGTCGACGCCCTGCCGAGCGATCGGCACCACCGCCCGGTACTTCTTCGTCTGCCGGCGGTTCTTTGGGTTGAGATTGAATATGTTAGCGCCGGGGTGCCACTGGTCCTTGGCGGGGTCGGTCGTCGCTTCCAGAACGGCATCGGGCCGCCCGAGCGTCAGCACCGACAGCCGCAGGAAGTTCAGGAGGTTCTTCCGCTTCTCGCCTTCGAGCGCGTAGGCGAACATCTTCGCCAGCGTGTCGACGTTGGCCCGATACAGCGGCGTCCGGTTGACTTCCTTCGCAGGGATCGGCCGGAAGCGAGCCCCGTGGTCGTCGGCGTAGTTGATCGCCGCGGCGAGCTGAAGGACACTGTTCTCGATCGTCGATAGCGCCCGCTCGCGCTCGGTGTCGCCTGCGCGAACCGGCTTTGCCGCCAGCCACCGCCGGAGCTTATCGACCCACTCGCGGTCAACCTGGTTGCAACGAACCTCCTCCTGCCCCGTCTCCTCGATGTACTCGGTGACGTGGCGCAGGCGGTGGCGGATAGCGTCAGCGCCCGGCAGCAGCTCCTTGGAGCGCGCGTAGCGGTCTATGGCGTCGAGGACTAGCGGGCTGCGGACCCCTTGGATCGGCTGCCCACAGGTCGGGCAAAAGGAACGACCTTGCGACTCGTCGAACATTTTGTCGACGACTTTGGCGGCGTTTTCAGGGTCCGCCGTACCCGCGCTAATGCTTCTTTCCCGCTTTCGCTCGGGGTCATACCAGGTGATGATAAGGGCTTCCCGGCCGTCCCTTGGCGGGTCGAGCCGATACTTTCCCCTCTGGTAGAGTGGCTTAGGTCTTTTCGCTCTTGGCATTTACGCTTGAGGTGTTCGGCCGCCCTCTGTTGTATAAGCTCGTAAGCCCCGGTCTCCGCCAGCAGCGCCAGCGAATCGGGGTCGAAGAACATACCTTTTCCGAGGTCTAACTGTCTAGTTATACGTCTGCACATGTCCACGATACGCGATTCATTTGCCATTTACAGGGCACTCCTGGCTACGCATTAGCTTCTATAACCAAAGTATCTGAGCCACTTTCGCTAATACTTATCCTGCCGTTTTCTTTGGCCCATCTGAACACCTCACGCCAAGACTGCTCGGAGTTGCCTTTTCTCGTACTTACGAGTTCTTTGTAACGTCGCTCCAACTCCGGAAGAGGGACGAACGAAGTCTTATCTTTTAGTTTAAGATCGTGGCGAACGTCTTGGAAAGCACTCAGGAACAGCTCTATCCGGCTGTCCGACGGCTGCTTGGCCGGAACGGCTTTTTCCCGGCGCTCTGTGCCATAAATGACACGCTGCGTGGTGACATCGCGGCCCCTGCCGGTGAAGTCGGGCAGGACCGTCACCGGCTCAAGGACGAAGCTCCCCCATGCTCCGGTCGGCGCGTCGCGGCTCTTGGTGCATTCGACGAAGCGCTCCCTGCCCTGCTGGAAAATCTCAACGACCACATCGAACCCGGCATGAAGCGCATAGCCCCCGCGCATTCCGTGGCCGACCTTCGGAGGGTGGTGCGTAACCAAGACCAGGCACTGGAACGCCACGGCCATCTGTTCGAGGTAATTGAGCGCCCGGCCAATCTCGCTGTTGTCGTTCTCGTTTTCGAGGAGGCCCGACGCGGTAAGCGTGTCGAGCACGATCACGCCGAGCCTGGCGCCCTTGGCCCGAAGCAACCGCCTCGCCTCTTCAAGTGTCTCGGTGACTTCCTTGTAATTGTCCTTCATCAGCTTGATTGTGGTCGCGACCACTGGCCCCGGCTCATCGTACCCGGCCATTCGCGCGGGCAAGCCGCCGATCCCTTCGGCGGTGAGAACCACCGTCCCAACCGTCTCGTCGCACTTCGCCCCGAGCCACTCCCTGCCAGCCCCAAGGCAGGCGCCGAGGTCGAGCGCGAGGAAAGTCTTTCCGCTGTTCGAGGGTCCGACCAGCGCCGCGGTGCCGATCCTGGGGAAGCGGTTGAACATCAACCATTGCTGCGAAAGGTCGAGCGTCTTATCCCCTAACCACAGGAACTTGGGCTTCGGTTTCGCCGGTTCCTCGGGCAGCACCACGCCGCCGAATTCGGCTTCCAGCGACGCCGATCCCGCTGGCGTCAGGCGGTTGCGCCACGCACTGTCGACCTTCTTCTGTAGCTCCTCCAACTCCCACGGCGGCGAGCAGCGGTCGTTCCACTCAAGCATGAGGTCGAGGCACATGTCGGCTGAGATTCCGAAGTCGATAACGCTGGCGGCAGTAACGTAAGTCCACAGGTCGCCAGCTTCGCCCTCCACGGCAGGCTTGCGGGCCTCCAGGTAAGCGGCGGCGAGCTGTAGCGCCTCTTCGGTGTCAAGCTCTCCGATGGCTTCCCTGTGGTCCTTCCGGCGGCGCTGCTGGCAGTGCTTCGTCAGTTCCTCGGGGGCGTCGAGCAACGGCACGTCCTTGGCGATCCGATAGGTCTTGCCGTCGACGACGGAGCCCGGAGCCAGTGCGTAGCCGAGGCCGCCAGCGCGTATGTCGATCGACCTGGTGAGCGCTGCCTGCCCCGCGGCGTTGTCGCTTCTGTAGTAGAGGTGCAGACCGCCCGATGGCGTCTCCACCGTCAGCGTGTCGTCGGGGTAGCTTAGAAGTTCCCAATCGGCAGAGCCGGTCTTGCCCTGCTTGTTGTCGATGTCGACGATAATGAGGCCAGTGGATATAACGCCGACGTTATATTCCCTCTTGCCCCACAGGCACCGGATCCGATCCGGGTCGGTGGTGGCGAACTCTTTCCAGTTGCCCTTGAGCGCGGGCACCTTTCCGCCTTCGCGCAGCGGGAAGACAGCGAAGCCCCTCCCGGCCCACTCCAGGGCGTAGTCCACCATGCGGCGCTCGGGCATGGCGGCTCAGTCAGCGTAAACAAGGGTGTAGTGGTAGGGTTTCCCTGTCGGTCGAACGTCGTTTCGGGTGCGGATGCTGTAGCGCGAGAGCGCAGGGCCTACCTTCTGCGAGAGCTGGCGGTTGGTCAGCTTGCCGGGATCGCCGTATAGAGCTTCGTAAAGCTCCTTCACGGTGACGATCTCCTTGAGAAGAAACACCCCCTCGATCTTCTGTGTTTGAAGAGATGTCTTACTTCGCATAGCGCTCGCCCTCCCACGCACCGACCGCGATGGGGAGCCCCGCAGCCCACTCCACTTCCGGCGCCATCAGTTTCTCGAATTCTTCCACGCTGCCAAAGCCTTGAGGAACTTCGGACAGTACTTCGTCGTGGACCGTCAGCACGATCGGGTAGCCCGCGTCCTCCAGACGGAACATGCCATCCACCAACAGGTCGCAGGCGATGGCCTGCACCACGTTCTCGCACTGGAGCCCGCCGTAGAGGCGCTGCACCTTCCATTGCTTCGTGGTGCTGTCGACACCCATGAACGCCACCTGCGGCCGGTCGGTCTGCTCCTCCTCGCCGTCCTCATTGATGAACACCTGGTTGGTGATTCGCGGCTGGACGTAGGCGAGGCAGCGGCCCGAAGGCAGGCGGCACCACAGAATGTTGCGGTCCACCTTGTACTGTATGCGGTCGTTTAAACACTTTACCGTGTGACCGGAGTAGCGAACCGCCTCGATCGCGGCGTCTTGCAGCTCGTACCATGACGAACGAATTGCCGGGTGCGCTTCGCGCCACGCGAATTTCAGGTCTTCGGCCACTGCGTCGGTCACGGAGAGGCCGTAGTTGGCGGCCATCTTCTGAAACGCCCGCTTGCCGCCCTGGTAGCCCATCGAGAGTTCCATCACCTTGCCCCGCTGGCGCAGTTCCTTGGTGACGTTCTCCACCGGGATTTCGAACGCCTTGGCGTAGGCGAGCACGTAAAGGTCGGTGCCCTCGCCCCGATCGAAGTCGGCAAAGGCTTTCACCTTCCAGTACTCGCCCGCCAGCCAGGCGTTCACCCGGCCTTCGATGTTGGAGAAGTCACCGCCGACCAGCCGCTTACCTTTGTCGGCGATGATGGTGGAGCGAAGCGCTTTGGAAAGAGTGTCGAGCGGGTTCTCGAAGAACAGCCGCGCCCGCTCGAACACTTCCTCGACGCGGAAGCGTTCGACCGAGAGCATGTTGTGCAGTACCTCGACGTGACGCACGGCTTCATCACTCACCCGAGGGAAGTTCTGCGGCTGGATCAGTTGCCCCGACCAGCGGCCGGTGCTCGCCCCGTGGTAGCGCAGGGTGCCGCGAACGCGATCATCCTTGCATACGGCGGCGAGCATCGCCTTGTACTTCGCAACCGACGACTTGGCCGACGCACGGCGAAGCTCGACCACTTCGAGCGCGGTCTCGTCGCTGTACACTTCGGCGGTCACAACCACGTCGTCGATCACGCCCTTGCCAAGCGAAGCGCAGGGAATTCCCCGGCCCTTGAGCCACTCGACAATGCGAGCGACCTGGGTAGTGCGTGTGACCGCCCCGCCCGTCAGCCGCTTCATCTCCTTGTCGGCATGAGCCGTCAGCCGCTCAGCCAGCGCCAGCGCCCGCTCCGCGAACCGAACGTCGATCTTGACGCCGCGGGCATTGATCGTCTGGTCGAGCAACCAGGTGCGCCACTGGAGCGATGTCAGCTTCGGCACCGCCCCGTCGATCGAGCACTCGGCTTCCACGTCGGTCGCGCAATACTGCGACAGCCGCTCAAGCATTTCGGGGCTTTCGCGGTAGCTGCCGTCGGGCTTCGGCTTGCACATGCGCAGCATCAGCCGCCGGCCTTCGTCGTCCTTCTGGATCGAAACCCCGATGGCCTTGCCGGCCTTCTCCAGCGTCTGCGGCAGCGACAACGCGGCGCACCGGGCCATCGTGCAGTCGGTTTGCTCGATCGGGATGGCCGGTACGCCCTTCAGGGTGTTCCAGCCTGTGCGGTCGAAAGCGATGTTGTGACCCGCCACCATACCGCCGGTCGTGATATGCTTAACTAAGGGGGCTAGGTTGTGAGCATCGCCAACCTGGTCGCCGATCCGCCAGCGCACCACCAGAACCTCGGTACGGTCGTCCTCGAAGTAACGGTAGAGGCCCGCCGTCTTGAGGTCGACGGGGCTCCGCGTTTCAATATCGAGGTGGGCCACATCAGCCATGCCGCACCAACCGGCGCGCCAACTTACTGGCTTTCAAATCTATCTTCCGAAGAGCGCGTATATGGTCGACTTGGCCTGCGGTCAGGTCGTCAGTCTTCCTACCGCCGATAACAAGTTGCCCGAACCTAAAGAGCGGCGTCCACTCCTCTAGTATATCCGCTCTAAAATGGTACCTAGTGCGCAGTTTCGCCACTGCCCGCCAGGTCGACGATCTAAATTCCTCCGCGCTAAGAGCGGTGAGCTTTGTGAAACGTACGTACCGCGCAAACACTTTCCGCGCTTCGTCCAAATCAGAGGGGCGCTGCCAACTGAAAATTATACGACTGTGCGTACGACCATACCGGGACCCCGGCATTATAACCGGGCGGCTCGGATTGGGTCCGAAATCTCGATAGAAAACGTCCAAAGCAAGCGGCACACGAGCGTAGGTGCAAGCCAGCATTACCGGCGGGTCCCCCGGCTCTGCGAACTTAGCAGCCCACCGCTCGGCATCACCCAAAGCTTGCGCGTAGCTGCGCTGCGGGAGGAGATCAGGCTGTAAAGCTGACAGCATCCGGAGTTTTCCCGTTAAGCTTCCCCCGCGCCAAGGCCATTTTTACTTCGAGGTTGAGAGTGTTGTATATTTGCTGGCTAAGGTTTGCCGTCGCTTTCGCGCGCTCAAGGTTCACCTTTCCGGTAGCAACGTCCTGCATCTGATCGACCAGAAAAGCGCGCAGCTCTCTAGTGTCAGTTATAGACCTTTTCTCTTTATCCGGGGTCATACTTAGCTCTCCTGCTCATGGGGGTGGTGCTCGGGACAGAAGTACTCGTTGGCGCGCGTCTCTTCGTTGAAGCGGCGGAACCACCCCATTTCGGTAAGGCTACCGCCGGCCTCTGCGATGCGGAGGTTGTCAGTCTCCGCACCGCAACGGTCACAGGTTATGACGAGACGGCGGACGCGCGCCGTCTCCGGCTCGTTTTCGACAGTGAGGGGCACTGCGCTTCAGCCGAACAGCGCGTCGGCGTCGACATCTCCGGCGTCGATCTTGACGTTGGCGAACGCCTTCGAAACGTCCTCGCTGCCGCCACCCAGGCTATTGTCGTCAGCGATTATCATCACTGACTGAAGGCCGAAAGCCACGCCCTTGTTCACCTGCTGGTCGTAGGTAAAAGGCCGGATCGTGCAGATGGCCCACACACCCGGATAGACCTTCGTTTCGTCGGTGATAATCTGCTGCTTCAGGTCGACGATCGCGGGCTTTTGCGTCGAGTTGCAGGCGAGGTAGACACCGCCTTCGGTGTACCCCGCGTACTTCAGCATCTCGTCCTGGTCCTTGAACGGCGAGCGCAGCTTGGGCGGGGTAGAGCCCCACTTATCCTTGGCGCACTGCGCCGCCGCCGACTTCAAAACCGAGAGGTCGGCGTTAGTCGGGAAGATCAGGTTGGCGCCGAACTTGCCCTCCGGGTTCGGCGGGATCGGCCGCGACTTCTGGAAGAGGTTCGGAAAGCTCAGCCGCACCGGGCAGGTGCGATAGTTGCCGCTTTCGAGAAGGACAATCGGGTTGTCCTTCACCGCCCGCTCGATCCAGGCGTCACTCATGCGCGTGTCGTTCATCAGTGTCATAGTCTTATGCTCCTTCTAGCGCGCCAAGTTTCACGGAGCCGAACTCCGCGGCGACAGGCTCGACGGCGGGGCGCTTGTCGCTTTCCGGGGCCGTGGTGAGCCCGCTGGATTCCTTGATTGTGAACCTGGTGGTGAGAGCCCGCTCGGCGTCGGCGTAATGCTCGCGGCCGGCGTAGTCTTTTAAGAGCTTCTTCGCGTCGCTGATCGTGACCAGCTTGGGCGGACGGCTCTCTTCGGGCGGAACGCCGTAAATCAGCTCCAGCCAGCCTGCGACCTCTTCATCGGCGGCCATCCACTTGCGGCGGGAAACCTTCTCGACGACCTTCCAGCCCGGCACCTTGCCACCGCTCAGCAGATGCTCGTCGAGCGCGGTCCGAAGGTCTCCGATCCACGACCCGAGCTGCTCGTAGGCGGCAATGACGCGCGCCATATTTTCGTAGTCGGGAGGCGCGATTACGGGGAGCTGCTCGGCAAGTTCGGGGAGCGAAATGCCGCTGAACCCCGATTCCTCGACCAGCTTCTGCTCGCGAGCGTGGCAGATGGTCGATGCGGGGCAGAACCGGCAATGCTCTCCGGGAACCAGCGGGGCGTTCTCCCGCTTGGTCGCCTCGATCAGCAGGTTGAGCTCGTAAGGATACTCGATGATGTCGACGAGCGGCATCGACCACCGCTTTACGCCCTCTTCCTCGCCCGCATTGAAAGCGCGGGGCTGGACGATCACCAGCTCGACTTCACGCGGTTGCCATTCGGGATGAGACTGTAGCGCGCCGATCGCATAGAACTTGAGCTGGTGGTTGTTCTCGGGCGCAACCGCCACCCCGGCGCCGTGCTTGTAGTCGAAGATCGTCAGCTTGCGCTTGCCCGGCTGGTACACGAGCGCGTCGTTGGTCCCGAACGCCTCGCCCCCAGCCGCCTCGACTTCGAGAACGAACCGCTGCTCGACCTCGAGCTCGGCGGCTTCGTCGCCGGAGTGCTCCGACCATACCACGTCGAGATAGACGTTCACCGCCTCGATCATCTCGCGGTCGACCGTCTTCTCGCTCTCGATGTGATCGAGCTTGAGGGTCTTCCCCTCCATGTGGTCGGCCGTTTCGTGGCCGCCGAGAAGGCACACTTCCGCAAGCTTGTGGGCGAAGGTTCCGCCTTCAGCGTACACACTGCTCTTTTGCGGCGGTGCCTTGGCGATAAGAGCGACAGAGCCAGGGCAGACCGCATAGCGGTAAACCTGGCTCCCGCCATAGGGTGAGTGAGCGTTCGTCATAACCAGCAAGCCTCGCTGTAGTCTTCATCGTCTCCGTCAGATTCGACGGCCTCGGGTTCCAGCTCCGGAGCGTCGTCGATAGAATCGAGAAGCTCGATCAAAGCCTCGATGCACCTCTCGATGACGGGCCGGGGGGGGGTTATTCACGGACTCTAGCCGCCAAGGTCTTGAAGCTCTGCGAGCGCGGCCGGGTACTGCTCCTCGGGGAGCGGGCCGAAGGCGCGCACGTTGAACTTGGAGAGAAGCATCTCCTGAATCTCGCGGCCCTTGCCGTTAGCCATCAAAGGCTCGGCAGCAGCCCGCAAATCGTCGAGCGTGATCTTCTCGTCAGAAGGGGATGCACTGGTCGTCGCAGTCGAGCCATCGGAAGACTCCGGGCTCACACTCGTACTTGGGGTGTCCTCTTTCGCAGCGCCTTTGCGGCGGCGCGTCGACTTTGGGGCGGGCCCCTCGGCAACCTCCTCGGGCTCCGGCTCCTTATCCGGGCTCCCCTTGTCGACCGCAGGGGCCGCCGTGCGCTGCGTCAGAAGGTCGGCGAGTTCTAAAAGCGAATCGCCCTCGATCGTAAGCGTGAATTTCATCTGCTTTTTGCCTCCTTGGGGTAGAGCGACTCAGCATACCGCACGAATCACTCAGTTCCTTTGATACGCCTGTTATACGTCTTTGCAAGCGATTAAATATCGCTGCCCTGCACCTCTACAATTTGCTGGGTTTTCCGCGCCACGGCCGCCGCGATTTCAGCGTCGATCGACTTCGCGAGGCTGATGAAACGGACATGCACCTGCCGCCCCTGCCCGATGCGGTGAACGCGCTTGAGAGCCTGGGCGTTGACGGCCGGCGTCCAGTCGCTTTCAAGCATTACGAGCTGCGATGCGGCGGTAAGCGTGATCCCGGTTCCGGCCGCCACCAGGTTGCCGATGAAGACGCGGCACTCGGGGTCTTCCTGGAACCGCTGGACGTGCTCTGTCCTGCGGCCCTGCGGAGTGTCGCCGTCGATAATGACGTGGCCGATGTCGCCGAGAGCCTTAGAGAGTATGTGGATCGGCGCCTTGTGGGCGCAGAATACCACCACCTTGTCGAGCCCGCCGCCAAGTTCCTCGACGAGCTGGCGTCCGAACACCGGGGCCTTGGCTTCCCCGACCAGCCGCCGCAAGGTCGCGATGTGCCCGGCATCGAGGAACGACAGCCCGCCCTTCTCGACGGCCTGGCGAACCGCGGCGTCGAGCCCTTCGTGCTCAGCAAGCATGGAGCGCACCGCGGCGGTGTCTCCGTCGACTTCCTGCGTCGTCACCCACATCTCGGGAAGCTGAAGCCCAACGTCCTTCAAAGTGCGGCGCAGGCTATAGCGCCTGATGATGTCTCTAAGCTCGGGAACGCACTCGGGCCTCGACTTGTAGCTGGACGCGAACGCGCCGGGGATTTCGATGAAGTAGCGAGCGATGAACTGGCGGTAGGTGAGGAACGTCCCCTGGACGAAACGCAGCCACGTCCAGATATCGAGCGGGGCGTTGCTCATCGGCGTTCCGGTGAGGAGCCAGGCATAAGCGCCCCACTTGCCGTAGCCGAACTTGCCATCGCACTGGTGGCCGAAGGCGGCGCGGGTGCGCCGGGCGGCGTTCGACTTCAGATAATGAGACTCGTCCCAAATCGTGAATTCGCGGAAATCGCGTTCAAGTTCGCGGCGCCATTTGGTTGCCATCTCGTAGCTGCAAATAAGAACGTCGGTGCGATGGCGAAGCCATAGGTTCAAATCATCGCTGCTCCGGCCCCTCAGGAGTCGCCTGGGCGCCGCTGAGAACTTCCGGGTCTCATTGATCCACACGTCGCAGACCGACGCTGGGGCGACGATCAAACCGCGCTCCAGCCCCAATCTATCGAGCGCCTTGATCGCCTGCGCGGTCTTGCCGAGCCCCGGCTCGTCGAACAGCCCGGCGCGGACCCTGCCGGCAAGGAACGCCGCGCCGTCGTCCTGGTAGGGAAGGTCGAGAAGCGGCGCGTCGATCATGCGTCGCCCGCGGCGACCAGCTTCTTGCCCTGGCAGAATTTCGACTGACAGGCGGCGACCTGGTTACGGTTCACCTTCGACTGGCACTGATCGCACCAGAATCGCTGCATGTTCGGATTGCTGACAACGCCGAGCCTTCGCGCGTGAGTGCGGATAGCAAGCGCCGTCCGGTGGCGAAGAAACGGAATGCAGGCAGCCGGGCCACCGCCAGGGTAGTATTGCCGGATAATCTCGTCCTCTTCGTCAGACCACCCGTTTGCCCGAACCTGGTCCATCGGCGCCGGGGGCCTCTTCGCGAGCTTCTCTGTCAGATCCTCCAGCGCGTCGATCCGGCGCACCGCCTCGGCCACGGCCTCACGGGAACCGCGAATGTGCTCGCGCAAGAGAGATTCGAGCGCGTTCACTGCTGCTCGTCCCAAGGGAGAAGGCAGTTGGCGAGAAGGCTCTCAAAGACGCTGGCGCGGCGCACCTAGCGTGCGGTCCTGTTGAGGGCGAGCTTGGCATCTCGAACGCGATCCGGTGTCGGCTTCGAGCTATCATGCAGCACTTCCAGCGCGTCCCCCACCCGTTCTTCCAGCTTATCTACCCTTGATAGTAACGCTTCGATGGTGTCGGCTGCGTCAATCATCGCGCACCAAGCGCGCATGAGGTCGCCGCCGGTGTAGTCGCCAGATTTCAGAATAACGCGAAGATTTCGGAGCCTCTCGATCAGCTCGCGTTCGGGTGTGTCGGTCATTGGGGTTGCTCCAACGCTTTCTTCTGCCGAGCCGAGATCGCGCAGCTTGCGTGCTGAGTGCGCCACCCACCCTTATAGCGCTCGAAATGCCCGTCTCCGGCTTTGACGTGTTCGCCGCATCGGTAGCACGTTCCGGGGTAGCGGTTTCTCATTCCCCCTTCTCCTTTGCTAGTGCCCTGAGTGCGGGACACATCCACCCGACAAAGACGGTGAAGTTCATATCGTCGCGGAACGTGGTGGCCACTGCGAGTAGGGTTGTGCTTCGATAGAGGCGCGTTACCTTGCCGCCGCCTTGTACGGGTGTGCATTGAATGACTAGCAGCGCCGCATCGTTCTTGCGCTCAAGCTGAGCCAGTTCGCTTATCCAGTTCCACGCCACAGTTCCCGCGTCGGTCGGAGAGCCGCTTTCGTCCCTCGTGCGATAGTGGGACGCCAGTTCCTCTAGTGCTGATTTATTGGTCACCATTTCCAGAACCTCCATCCATGATCATCGAACCACGCGCAGGCCATCCAAAAGCACAGCAGATACGCGGCGGAGATCAAGGCGAACTCACTCAGGCGCATTGGTGCCTCCGAGGGCTTTGCGAGCTTGCTGCATCGGGCAGCTTACTATCGGAGGGTTTGCGCCCCCACAGTCGCCGCCACATATGAAGCAGCCGCCTTCCTCCATGAACCGTCGAAGCGCAGCACGAAGTTCGTCCAGTTGTGTGAGCGCGGCTGCGGCGTCATCAGTGTCAATCGGTTCGACCAGCTCCTCACGCTGGCTGGCGATGCTCTGCGGTGGCGATCCCCAGAAGAACTCGCCAGTCGAAACTATGTAGGCGTCAATGCGGCCCTCGTTGTTGCCGTATTCCGTTTTCAGG